GTATAAAGTGTGTCGTATGAACCACTGCTTACATCAGCGAGTGAAGCATTTTTAAAAGTATTAGCCATAATTTACCCCAGTGCAATTGCAAGCGCAGTGGCTGTAGCATCTATATAAGCTTTTGCGCTCTGTTGAGTGATAAGTTGAGTTGCAGAATTAGAAGCCATATCATCTTCGTCAAGTATTGCTGTACCAGAAACACTAGTATTCAATACCGCAGATGTTAAGGTCTTGTTTGTTAATGTATCAGTTGTGTCTCGACCAACCAAAGTGTCAGTAGACGTTGGCAGTGTCAAAGTACCTGTATTACTTATAGTAGAAATAACAGGAGCAGTAAGTGTTTTGTTTGTAAGGGTTTGAGTACCCGTAAGCGTAGTCACAGTTGAATCAATTGCAACCGTCAGCGTATTAGTCGCGCCAGTTGTATCAATACCCGTGCCACCAGCAATCGTAAAAGTTTCAGAGTCTAGATCAATGCTTAATGCACCACCAGAGTCACCCTGAAAGTCTAAGTCTTGTGCAGTTACTTGAGAGTCTACATAAGCTTTGACTGATTGTTGTGTAGGCACAAGCGTTGCAGAATTAGATACCATATCATCTTCATCTACAAAGGCCGTAATAGTTATTGTACCGTCTGATAGGCTTCCGTAAGTTATAGTGCCTAATGTTGTAATAGCTGATGAGCCATTATCAATAGCTCCAAACCCTGAAGTAATAGAACCAGCATTTAAGGCTCCAACAGTCGTTACGTTTGGAAGAGTATCTAGTGCAGACTCAAAATAAGTTTCAAAGTCTGTAAGAGCTACTTGCACCATTACGCCTGCATCGTTGACTACAACACGGTCAGCGTCTGCAAGCGTTGTAGCCGTAGCTGTTGTGCTACCGTCTACAATATTTAATTCAGTAGCCGTAGAGGTAATTGCAGTTCCACCAATAGACAGCGTAGAGAAATTACCTGTGGAGGCTGTTGTAGCTCCAATAGCTGTATTATCAATTGTGCCTGCATTAATATCAGCAGTATCAGCTACAAGGCTATCAATGTTGGCTGTACCATCAATATAAAGGTTTCGCCACTCTTTTGTAGAAGTTCCAAGATCATAAGTATTATCAACATCTGGAACAATATGCGAAGCTACATCTGCACCAATTGTAATGGTGTCTGTATCTGCATCCCCAAACGTAAGATTACCAGAGATTGTAGCGTTGCCCGTAACAGTTAGATTACCACCAATACTCAAGTCATTAGTTGCTGTGACATTTCCTGTCAGTGTAGAAGTGCCTGTTACAGCCAACGTAGAGCTTAGTGTGGTCGCTCCAGCGACACCAAGGGTACTGGATAGGGTCGTAGCTCCTGTCACTCCTAGAGTGCTAGAGAGCGTTGTAGCGCCTGTTACGCCAAGAGTTGTTCCAACTGTAGCGGCCCCATCAACCGTCAATGTGTCAATAGTTGCTGTACCGTCTAAATAAAGATCTTTAAACTCTAATGAGCTAGTACCAAGATCAATGTCGTTATCAGTTACGGGTACAATAGCACCATCTTGAATACGAATTTGTTCTACAGCGGCACTAGAAACTTCTACAAAAAAGCCCCAACGATTGTTGGTACTATCTACTACAATTTTATTTAAAAAGTCTAAGTCACCAATCTGAGGTATATTACCGCCTTGACCGGCTGTTCCATCGTGTCGGTGTCCAGTAGAAGTTGAACTGCTACTAGAATAATTAAATGCGTTGACTAACTGATTATATTCATCATTAAATAACGCAGCAGTAATTGTATCGCCATCTGAAAATGTACTTTGTCGTGTATAAGCTTGGGCCATTATTATCTCCTACCTGATGGCATATAATCTATATAAAAACCATTAACAGCAAAAGAACTTTGTTTATCATTTGTTCTTATTCTTAAACTGACTGTGTTTGCACTTCCTTCTACTGTTTGTCTAATCATTGGGTCGTTTGTGCCACCAAATGTCGTGCTTCCAAATATAGATGTTCCAAAAATAGCCGGTACAGGAATTGTCGTTAATTCATAATCACTAGGCTGAACAATTTCTGTAGACTTATAATCATATCTTAGTCTTAAGGTTGGTGACACTTCACCTTCAGGCGAAAAAGAAGTTCTAAGATATTTAAAAGTTTTTCGTGTTCCAATATCACCGCAGTCTAAATCGGCTGTTTCATATGTAGCAAGGATATTATTTTCTACGCCATCATAAATAAAACTTGTACCGGTATCATGGTTATACACATAGCCATTTTTATCGCCGTGATATTTTTTTTCTAAACCAGTATAATCAATTTCAGAACTTAAACCAAAAGCCTGTATGCCTTCTGTTTCAGACCATTCAAAACCTTGACCAGTAAAAGTACCTATAATACCTTTTGAGTTTGAAGCCGCTTGATTAGCTTCTGCATAAAATAACCTATATTGTGATTTTGATCTAAGTACGCAACTGTCTATAACAAATGAATTTATATTAACTGCAATGTTAGAAATAATGTTTTGTATTTGCCTTGAAATAGAACTTAATTCTGTATCGCCAATTCGCGATGTACCTGCAACAGTACGAATACCATCAGGGGCTAAGAATACTAGATCACCACCAATTTCTTGGATACTATAACCACTAAGACAGCCTACGTTTTCTGCAATAGGATCAATACGAACAGTTTGAGAATCATTTATATTTATAAGTTTATGTATACTATTTCTTGCAAATACAATTAAGTCTGTTCTAAAACCCTTAATCCCCTGTATTTGATCTGATATAGTTACTGCACCAGCACCGGTTCCAGAAAAATCTGTTGGGTCATTATTAACACTGTAATAAACAGTACTTAAACTTCCTGTTACCCCTGCGGCAACTAAATGATGGTCGTGTACTGTAATATATTTTACACCATTAGTCCCTGAAACTGCAACTTCTTCTGCATAAAAAGTACGAGTATTTAACGCACCAGTACCCTCCATACGAAAAATATAAAGTTTATTAGAGCCATCAGCAATAATAAGTTGCCCATAATTATATGTAGCACCTTCAAATACTGCAAATTGGCACTGGCCTTGATTTGTTCTTGTTAAAGTTGATCGACCAGAAAAAGTTGTATAATTATCACCGCTATTAGAAACGGCTGAGCGATTAATTTTTAACCATGTAATGCCATCATTACTGAAAAATATGTCTGTCCCTGAGCAAACTACAAGTCCATCTGCATAGGGATAAGTGCCTAAAATTCTATTTCCGCTATTCGGTCGGGTAGCTGAATCACCACCAAAAGCCGTAAAGCCATTAATACGTCGATAACCACCATCAGGATCTACTTCAAAATTATCTAGTATTGTTGCAAATCCGGGTTGACCTAAGATTTCCAAAGAGTTAAGGTTTGTATTTAAACCACCTCTACATGAAAAACCAAACGCCTGAGACATTAAACAAATCTCCTGCGATCATCTTTTATGTAGAAAGGCTCTGGAACCATTAAATTAGATTTCATAAGTCTCAAGCCACGGCGATATTCTTCAAGAGCTAAAGCGGCTGGTTGAACAGCTTCTTTAAATTGATGAACAAAATACCTAGCCCTTGCTAAGAGTACGGTTTTATAGACATCTGGAAAAACAATTTCGTCTGAAAAATCTGAAAGCTGTGTAGGCTGGTTATACGCATAAAACCAAACACGGTATACTTTGTCTGGAATTGGGCTTAGTCCAAACATACGCCCATCAGGACTGCGAATAACGCGCTTAGGTTCACCGCCGTTTGCATTTTCAGCATCGTCTGCGTTTTCTCTGGCCCTATAAAAATCTTTCCATTCTTCAATGGTTGTAAATTTAAGATTTTTAGCAACATAGGGGGCTACTTCGCTTGTAACACCAACAGTAGTTAAATAAAAATTGTCCCAATCTATTGCGCCATAATCGTCTTTTATAGAGTCGCTGGCAGGCTTTAGCTCATACCAACGAGTATTAGCAACAGTTTCAACATAGACATTACCGTACATAGGGTCTGTAGTCCCACTGTCAGCTACTGACAAAAAAGGCCATTGGGGTTCTTCTAGAACAATGTCAAGGTATGCTCTGTTTATACAATCTTTGGCGTGTGCTTGAATACCAATAGCACTAGAAAAATTACTAGTAGTCAGCGGGACTTCATTCATTTCACGCAAAAGTTCGTTTGTCAACTGTAAGTATGTTGTTGCCATTATTTTTTATGAACCTTTTGGATTGGAAAGTCTACGGCTTTAGAAGCTCCTTTGTGGGCTTTGTAACCGTCTTTAGGATCTTTCATTAGCTTAAAGCTTTTACCGCTTTTCATCCAATGATAGCCTTCGGGGGCCTTTACTTTCATTTTTGCTTCATTGACTCGTTATGGTCTGGAGACATTTGCTTGGCTTCCATTTCCATAATATTATTATAGTCATGGGCCATACCGCCTTTAGACATCATGTTTCG